CTTCCAGAGATAAGTTCAATAAAGCGGTGGGGTACAACTAATGGCATCAGCAGATGTAAGAATTGATATAGCCGCCGAGTTCACTGGCAAGAAGGCGTTTAAGCAAGCAGAAACGACAACTCAGAAACTTGAGAAGTCAGTATCTAGATTAGGCAAGCAACTACTCGGAGTCTTTGCTGCTGGTAAATTACTTTCATTTAGCAAGCAAGCAGTTAAGGCATTTGCAGCAGATGAAAAGGCTGCACGATCTCTTTCTCTAGCTTTAGCCAATACAGGCAACGCCTTTGCAGCCATTGAGGTTGAGAAGTTTATTGGTGATTTACAACGAGCTACAGGTGTCCTCGATGACAACCTACGACCAGCCTTTAGAACTCTTCTAACAGCCACAGGCGATGTTAGAAAGTCACAGGATGGCTTAGCCCTAGCCCTTGACATCGCAGCAGGTACAGGAAGAGATTTAGGCGCTGTGTCTTTGGCACTTGCAAAGGCTTATGGTGGTCAGACCACAGCTCTTAGCCGTCTAGGTGCAGGTCTATCTAAAGCCACTTTGGCATCTGGCGATTTAGATTTAATCACCACAGAATTAACAAACAAGTTCAAAGGTCAAGCATTCGCTGCTGCCGAAGGCTACGCAGGATCAATGGCTCGCCTAGCAGTTGCATCCGAAAACGCTAAAGAGATTATTGGCAAAGACCTACTTGATGCTATGCAACTTATTGCTGGCGAAGAAGGTATCGGCGGAGCAACTACAGCAATGGAAGGCTTTGCCACTCAAATAGGTAACGTCATCTATGGCATAGGAGTTCTTACTTCTAAACTCAACTCATTGCCAGTCCTTAAAGATTTATTTGGCGCTATTGGCGATGTTGCTCAATACAACATAATTGGATTGATAGGTAAGTTAGGCTCATCTACTAAAGCCAGAAGCGCAGGTACTCCAGCCCAATCCCCAGCAGAGCGCATGGCTATTGATAAAGCCGCTAGGGATGCAATCAAACTTCAAAAGAAACAGAACGATTTGAAGAAGATTGACAATGACAATACGACTCGCAAACTAACCCTTACAGGCGATGAACTAGCTCTGAAAGAACTAGAGAAGAAGTTCGATGTAGAGCGCATTGGATTATTTGCAGCTTTGAATCAGGCAACAGATAGCGAAACACAGATGCGATTGAAGTCGCTTATTGCTATCCATGACCAGAACGCAGCCCTTGCAGGTCAGATTATGAAAACCAATTCAGCAGCTGATGCTATGGAAAACTTTGGCAAAGCCATGTTTGGCGCATTAGATGTAATGCTGAACTTTGGCAAGTTTGCTCTCGGTGAGCGCGATACATTAAGAGCAATGGGAATAGGCGTTACACCAACCTCACAGGGTTTCCAATCTTTTACGCCTCCTCCAGGCGGTTATGAAGGCTTTGGTAGCGGCATGACCAATCTAGGACAAAACAACTATGGCGGTCTTGCAGGTGCAGGACAAGCTGGTGGCGGTGGTGCGCCTGTGGTCAATATCAATGTGGCAGGTTCAGTCACTACAGATCGTGACTTGGTATCTATGGTGACCAATGCCATCTACAACAATCAGGCCTCAGGCATCCCAATTAACTATTCGACAAGTTATGCATAATGGCATTACCAGCAACGCTATCGGTCAAGATAAATCTATCGGGTGGAGCATCATTCGGTAATCCGTTTATCTTGGGTACTTCACAGTTAGGCTTTGCAGAACTAGCTTCTGCAATTCCTGTTATCGTTGATGTTTCTGCTCAGACTACTAATATCTCGACACGTCGAGGGCGCAACCTTCTGCAAGATAAATACGAGTCAGGACAAGCAACCATCAGAGTTGTTGATCCAGATGGTGACTTCAACCCACAGAACACCTCTAGCCCTTACTTCGGGCTATTACAGCCACTAAGAAAGATACAGGCATCTGCTATTTATGGCGGCGTTACTTATGGCTTATTTGGCGGTTACATCACCGAGTATCGATACACATATCCAACAGGTCAGGAAACAGGATACGTTACGTTTATCTGCTATGACGCTTTCCGTTTGATGTATAACTCAGGCATAACAACAGTCACAGGTGGCACAGCAGGGCAGACAACCGCACAGCGCGTTCAATCTATCCTGACCATGATTGCATGGCCGGCGGCCTTCACCAGCATTGGCACAGGAGCTACAACTTGCGTGGCAGACCCTGGCACAACTCGCACAGTCCTCGATGCAATCCATACTGTTGAGTTCACAGAGCAGGGTGCGTTCTACATTGACGCTAATGGCGTTGCAACCTTTAAGGGCAGACAGTTCGTCTACGATGCACAGGCAGCCAGCCCAACAATCTTCAATCAAACTGGCACAGGCATTAACTACGCAGGAATTACCTTTGCACTCGATGATAAGACAATCGTGAACAAGGCAACTGTGACTCGCACAGGTGGCACAGCACAGACGTACTCAGATGCCGCATCTATCGCTCAATACTTCACACGATCCATCACAGCTACAGATATGCTTATGCAGACAGATGCCAATGCCCTAGCCTTAGCAACTGCCTATGTCGATACTCGCAAAGAAACTTCTATCCGTATTGAAACAATCACTCTGGACTTAGTGACTCCGTCCTACACAGCAGGGGTTACAGCAGCTCTAAGCCTTGACTTCTTTGACACAGTAGATATCACTAATGAGCAACCTGGTGGATCAACTATTCAGAAGAAGCTCCAAGTGCAGGGAATTGCTCACAACATCACCCCTAACACTTGGACTACAACTATTGCCACGCAGGAGGCTTTGCTCGATGTTATGTACTAGAATTGACCCTATGAAAGAGGTGTGCTAATGGCTGTCGGACTTCCACTAAAAACGACCTATGCGGACGGAGACGTGTACGCCGCGAGCGACGTCAATGATACTAATGGCACAGTAAATCTATTCCAGACAACTTTGACCTACTCAGCAGGTAAGAACGCCATTATTAACGGCGGCATGGATATATGGCAACGCGGTACATCTATTGCAGGAACATCAGGTATCCCATATACAGCCGATCGCTGGCAAGTAACTCGCGTAGGTGCAACTGGATATACAACTACTCGCCAAAGTGCCGGCTCTACACTGCCTGAAATCCAATACTGCTTACGCGCTCAACGCGATAGCGGCAATACAAACCTAACCCTACTTGGTGCTTTCTATTCTGTTGAATCAGTCAATTCAATTCCTTTTGCTGGCAAAGCAACAACACTATCTTTCTATGTTCGCAAAGGTGCTAACTACTCAGGTGGTGCTTTAACTGTTGAGTTCTCACAGGGGACAGGAACAGACCAAAACATTATTTCTGGTGGATTTACTGGCAAAACAAATGTCGGTTCATCCAGCGTCACTCTTACTACATCGTGGCAACGCGTAACAATTACAGGAACAGTTGCTACAACTACAACGCAACTAGGATTACAGTTTTATTACACTCCAACTGGTACTGCTGGTGCGGCAGATTACTTTGAGTTGACTGGTGTGCAAGTTGAGTACGGAAGTGTTGCGACATCTTTCAGCCGTACTGGCGCATCTATTCAAGGTGAATTGGCTGCTTGCCAAAGGTATTACTTCAGAATGAATGGAAATGGTAATTACCAACCTGTAGGTTTTGGTTATTCAGACTCAACAACTGTTGCAAGAATGTATGTTACAACTCCACCAATGCGAGTTCTTCCTACATCTATGGATTTTACCAATTTAAGTATTGTTGCAGATGCAGTTTACAATTCAACTGGTGCGTCTATCGGTGCTAGTTCACCTAATATGGTAAGAGTAGATTTAACTGGTTTATCAGGATTGACTGCTTTTAGGTCGTATGCGTTACTTTTACGAAATATAGCTGATCAATATCTCGGATTTAGTGCGGAGTTATAAAAATGGACAATGTATCTTTCATTGAATTAACAGACCCTATAACTGGCGAAATTGTAAAACACGCCATTATTGACCGAGGCAATGGGGAATATACCTCAATGTTGAAATCAACTTATGATCAAATGATTGCAAAGCAAAATGAAGCCTCTCCTCTGTAAAGCAGGGCAACAACTTCGTGAGCAGATTGATGATTCCTTTCCTGACCGCGATAGAAAGTCTGATGGTTGGATAGGCGATGCCGCACACTCCAATCGTAAGAGTGACCACAATCCCGATAAGGCTAACGGCTACGTCAGGGCTATTGATGTGGATAAGGACCTCGACTCACGCTCCAGCACAGGTGCTTATCTTGCCGACCAGATACGCGAATGTGCCAAGAAGGACAAGCGAATCTCCTACATCATCTATGCAGGAAAGATTGCCTCAGCTAAATCGCTTTGGCGTTGGAGAACTTATTCTGGCATTAACCGCCACGATGCTCATATTCATATCAGCTTTACCAAGAAAGGCGATCAGAATGGTCGCTGGTTTGACATCCCGATGCTAGGAGCAACAACAAATGAATGACCTAAAAACAGCAGCAGGCTCATGGGCTAGAGCATTCTTAGTAGCAGTTCTTTCACTTGCAGCAGCTGGTGTAACTGATCCAAAGGCGCTTATTGGCGCAGGTCTTGCATCCGTTCTCCCACCTGTAATTCGCTGGTTAAATCCATCGGACTCATCTCTAGGTATTAAGAAGTAATGAGCGCCCTTAACTGGGCGGCTCTAGCAGTTGCAATCATCTCAATCATTACAGCCTTTGTTGGAGCAATCCGATGGCTGGTGAAACATTATCTAAATGAACTAAAACCAAATGGCGGAAGTTCGATGAACGATAGATTGAATCGACTTGAAGGGCGTGTCGAAACAATAATTTCTTTGCTAGAAAGGTAACACTTATCACATGGCAAGAAAAGCAACTCAGAAGCTAGTGGATGAAGGTTATTCCAAACTAGATGCGTGGGCTATCGGTGTGCATGAAATGTATCGCGCACTACGCAGAGCAGGTTTCACAGTTGATTTGGCACTTGCCATTATAGTTGAGAAGAACAGTTATCCAGATTGGATACTGCCATCCCCAATTAACCCAAATATCCCAGAGCCAGACTGGTATGACGATGAGGATGAATGAAAAGAACAGTCGTAGTTCCAGACTTACAAGTTCCCTATCACGATCCAGTAGCAGTAAAAAATGTTGCAAGTTTTATTAAAGCGTTTCGGCCCGATTCTGTCGTTACTCTCGGAGATGAAATCGATCTCCCACAAATATCCCGATGGACAGAAAACACTCCAGGATGGTACGAACAGACACTAGCTGCTGACAGAGATGAAGCAGTAGAAGTTCTGTGGTCATTGGTTGAGCATGCTAAAGAGGCTCACATGATCCGTAGCAATCACACAGACAGACTGTACAACGTCACGATGAAGAAGATTCCAGCGTTCTTGGCCTTGCCTGAGTTACGCTTCGAGAAGTTTATGAAGCTGGATGAACTAGGCATTACCTATCATAAGAAGCCCTACGCCATTGCCAAAGGCATTGTGGCAGTTCATGGGGATGAGCAGAGCGTAAAGCCTACACCTGGCTTAACAGCGCTTGAAGCGGCTCGTAGGCATGGTATTAGCGTGATATGTGGGCATACCCATAGAGCAGGTCAATCTGCCTTCACAGAGGCCTCTGGAGGCCGTATAGGGCGTATCCTAAGAGGATGGGAAGCAGGGCATCTGATGGATGTCAGACAGGCTCATTACACTAAAGGCACGATGAACTGGCAGCAAGCTTTTATTATCATTGAGGAAATCGGTACAAACGTGCAGGTCAGCATCATTAACCTTGAGAAGGATGGTACTTTCGTTGTGTCAGGTAAGAGATATGGGCGCGCTCGTTAACGACGTGCGAACAGATATCGATGATCAGATGGATGCGTCAGAATTATTGCCGTTTCGTCATTGAAATGTACTTGACGTACCCCAATTAAATGCGACACTAATCCTGTACCCAATCAAGGGCATTGGGGCAGTTAGGGCAAATGATG